TTACAGGATATGATGAAGATACCCAAAAAACCTTAGTACACTTTAGAAACGTGCTTTTTAGAATCGTTCTTGCGATTTTAGTCATAAGTATCTTGCTTGGAGGTACTAACGTACTCACTCTGTTTATCTATATTGGCAGACCCGAATCTGTGAGCATATCTAGCTATATGTATTCATTAGGGGTTCACACACTACTGTTATTGCTATCTTATCTCGTATCTCAACTCTACCGCCTCGGGACTAATGAAAAGGTTTTAACTGAGGTCACACAGCAACACCTTGAAAATGAACTTCGTGATGAGAAAAATAAATAGTGGTATAATTGAGTTATAATAAAAGGAGACAAAAACAATGGCAAGATTAGCAAATAGTTTAGTTCGCCTCCGCGACCAAGTAAATGCAAAATACCCAGGTCGAGACAAGGCGAGTGATGGTTGGATTGGTGACGCAGCTCACCGTGCAAGCGCTTCTGACCATAACCCGAACAGCGCAGACGTAGTGTGTGCTCTCGATATTGATACCGACCTTGGCAGTGGCGATACCGCTCACGCTTTGGCTGACCGCCTTCGCGCAAACCGACACACGGATTTGAAGTATATTATCAGTAATCGACGTATCGCTGGCGCTTGGACTGGTTGGGCTTGGACACCGTATTTCGGTAGCAACCCACACACCAGCCACGTTCACGTTTCTGTCGGTCGTGGTAATGATGGCTCTTCACAGCAACCATACGACAACGCAGCTGACTGGGCTATCGCTGGCGCACCCGCATCAGCTCCAAAGACTGCTCACTCATACGAAGAAGTTGCTCGCCAGGTACTACGCGGCGAATGGGGCAATGGCGTTGACCGTGTAAACCGATTGACTGCTGCTGGCTACAATTACAGCACTGTACAAGGTATAGTGAACGGTAGTGGCGGTGCTGCTCCAGCACCAGCGAAGAAATCTAATGAACAGGTCGCAGCTGAAGTTCGCAGTGGACTCTGGGGCAATGGCGATGCCCGTACCAACCGATTGCGAGCTGCTGGCTATGATTACAATGTCATTCAAAGTATAGTCAACTCGACCGTATCAAGCCGACCAGCACCTGCTCGAAAGAGTAACGAACAAATCGCTGGTGAAGTATTGGCTGGTCTATGGGGCAACGGCACTGACCGCCAAGCAAAACTACAAACGGCTGGTTACGACTACAACGCAGTTCAGGCTATCGTCAACCGCAGCGCAGCACCAGCTCGCAAATCGAATGACCAAATTGCCAATGAAGTTATTGCTGGACTCTGGGGTAATAACCCACAGCGAGCCGCCAAACTTCAGGCAGCAGGTTATGACCCAAACACTGTCCAAGCAATCGTAAATAGAAAGGTCTAGCATTATGTACATCGGAATCGGCGCAGCTATAGTTATCGTAATACTGTTAATAATCTTTCTATAAAGGAGAAAATATCATGGTTGAAAGCACATTATTCATCGGAGCAGTTATCGTCGCTCTTACGCAGGTGGTAAAATACCTCGCTCCAAACATCAATGGTGCAGTCACAATTCTGGTGGCAGCTGTCGTTGGTGTGCTTGTTGGTCTTACTGACGGACTCATTGGAGTGACTGATGTTTCAGTCGCTCAAGGTCTGATGATTGCGCTTGCCGCAGTCGGTACTATCACCACAGCACAGTCTTTTGGCAGTAAAACACCACCAAAAGAGGTATAGTAACTCATCTTTTGATGAAAAACCTTACGTCGTAAAATATAAGAACAGCCCTGTGGTGTGTGGGGCTGTTTTTTATGAGCGATTGCGTGCTATAATAAGCCTATAATTCAAAAAAAGGAAAACAAATATGTCACGAAATGATGGAAACCAAGTAACCAAAACAAACTTCAATGCAGTAAACCAGATTCTTGTGCTCGATGTTGCTAGATTAAATACGGTTCGGTTTGAGTTCTCTGGAGTCTATAACTTTGCTGCTGCTTTTGAATCTTCAAGCGACACTACCGATGGTATTGACGGTACATGGTTCCCGTTACGAGCTGGTATGACTAATTCCAGCACAAACTCCACCTCTCATGCTACCGCTAACGCGACTCAAGCATACGAAGCTAGCTGTCACAGTGTTGCTAAAGTTCGCGTCAAGTTAAGCTCATTTGGTTCTGCTGGCATCCACCTAGTACAAATATCTGGTACTGACGCAGCTATTGCACCAGCTCCAGCTACCACATTCCCTTCTTCGCAACTTATCTCTACCCCAGCTGGTTTAGTTATCTCTGTTGTTACCGCTGCAAGCACGAACTCCTCAGTCCAAAAATCTATTGCTGGTAGCTTGTTTGAACTGTCAATTTCGAATCCAACCGCAACAGCCATTTCGGTCAAACTGTACAACAAGACGACCGCTCCAACTGTCGGTACTGACGTTCCTGTGCTTACGCAAACTGTCGCTGGTGGCGCAATCGCACTGTTGAACTTCGGTCAAATTGGTAAGCGATTTGCACTTGGCATAGGTATCGCAGCAACCGCTCTTCCAGCCGCTACTGATACGGGCGTTGCTGTCGCTGGTGTGCAAATTCACGGCTCATACCTCTAGGTCTGACTGACCGCTCAAAAAAGACCCCCTATTTGGAGGTCTTTTTTTTCTTCTTGCGGCGATGCTCTGCAATCATTACCTTAATTTTGTCGAACGAAGGTAGCTCTTCAAAGTGAAGATGGAATCTGTCGAGGGATGAACGGGTTCGTGGCTTGGGCTTACGCTTTCAAATCATAAAATCTATTATAACAAAAAAGCAGGCTCGCAATCCTGCTCTTCTGTCAAAACACATCTAAAATTCCATCTCTCAGTCATATGATACCACTAATGGTTATCATTTCCTAGTCTTTAATGCTTTGGTTTTTAACTTGGCTGCCGTCGGCTTCGCCCAAGCCTCATTCCAGGTTCGTTGCGACCGCATCTCAGTGAAGCTCCTACTGCCACACTTACACATCTCGCCGCGCAGCTGTGAAAGCCTATCCCTTGAGCCTGTGAAAAAGTGCCACTCGAAACAGCCCAGGCAGAACGCTACTAATTTGTAGCGCTCTTCTGATGTCGTGCTGTCCATCTCATCAGTCGTTGAAAGCACTTTCCACCTTCCTCTCGCGGTCGTCTTCAAACATGAGCCGCTGCATCCAGTACCAGTCGGGTGACATTCTAGTATCTTTAGTGCGGTCAAATCGCTCTTGGAAAGTCAGCTCAAAATCCTTACTGAACCGCTTCATATATTTTTTGAATAGCCAGTAAAACATATTATTCGCACTCCTTTTTACCGTTAGCGTATGTTCGATGTCGGCAGATATAGCCGAGCTCAGTTTTTTCACATGGCTCGTTGGAAAATAAGTCTCTGAACCATTGCAGTATTTTCATTTCACCCCCTGTTATTTTAGTATAGTCGTTCGCGGAACTTGCTCTTGTGGGTGTAGGTCAGTCATCACTTATCTCCTTCTAGTCTTTTACGTTCAGCTTGTAAAGAGTCCAGTGGTACAACTAATTCACATTCACAATTTCCAGTAACAACTTGCTTTGGTGTCAGCTTACAGTTCGGACAAGGGTTTTGATAGCCGTCATGCGGACAATGTAATCCCCACCAGTTATACCCACAGCCTAAGCAGGTTCGCTGGTTGTACATTCGTTCTTCTTCCAGCCTGTCTAACAGCTCTCTCTGTACTTGGTTGGAGTGGGTGGTGATAAGTGCTTTAATAGCATCAATTTGTTCGTCTTTCACAGATGCGGTCGTTGTATCATTAGCTAAACCGCCTTGGCTGCTGACAAGTTGTTTTAACCAATTGTCCATGAAAGCTTTGCTGATTTGCTTCCATAGCTCATCTGCTTCAGAGGTGGCAAGGGGGGTATCAATTTGGGACGCCCCTTCGTGTGCTTTAGAGGTTGTCATAATCGTCCTATCGCATTTACGGTTCCATCAGTGTTTCGTTTATATTTCAATCCATCAGTGTGTGCTTCGACATAGTGTCTATTATAGTTCTGTTTCTTCCAAAACTTTTTACCACAAGAGCAACTCTTTCTTATGCCGTAAAACGGCAAAGGGACGCTTGCACTCCAAGTTCCATCTGTGTTTTCCTGAAATACTTCAGGTACGTCTTGATACTTGTTACTCATCTGATTGTCCCTTCTTGGTTAATAGTTGCTCGGTTTCATCCTCAAGTCGCATGTATATTTCTCTGGCTTCCCACATTGCTTTATGAAAACCGTCTGCAAAACTTGAACTAATAACTTGCATATCTTCGGCTCTTTTAACCACATCATCAGCTTCGAGTGTTTTTGCTTTGAACATATCGTATGCTTTATTCATCTTTCGTTATATCCTTTCCATTAAGTAGCTGGGCTAGATTAGTTTTCATATCATTAACCGCTGCTGCGTAGCCGTTATAGCTTGCTGCCTGTTGTGGCTTGCCGTTTTGTAATGCTTGGTTAATCAATTCATTACTTGGCTTAGCTGGTATCACTTCCTCACATACTGATTGCATGAGGGTGGTAAGGGCTTGCTTGGCTTCAGCGAGGAATGCATCTTTTAGAGCACATTCACAGCCACCATCAGTAGACCGCTTGCAATAACAAGCATGTGCGCCTGAGCCGTTGAGCTTCTCAAATATGTCATCAAGTATCTGCTCAAGTATCTGCTCAATACTCTGTCCTGTTGGGGTTGGGTTCATAGTTCATTCACCATTCTTTCTAAGGCTTTGCGAGAAATAGTATCGCCACCAGTTGTGTTCATCGCAGTTATAAGTTCAAGTTTGAGGTTCGTTGTTTTTTAGAGGTGCATATTATCACCCCCGTTTCGGTTCATATGCCATTTCATGTGGCGAATCTGATGCCATGAATCAAAAAACTGAAAGCCGAGGCTGATTGTGATTGCGAAGATAGCCGAAAAGCCGTTTTCGCTGACAAAAATCGAGTAGAACGACATTAGTAAAAAAATCCATGATGCAAAATTAAAGCGCTTATGCCAATACTCTCGATCTTCGCACTCTGGTAGATACCGCATATCAGTCTTCCTCTCCGTTAATTTTATCGGCAAAATGGCTGTCCAACCACGCTGCGCTATCTTTGATACACTCAGCTAGAGCCAGCCCACCAATTACAGCAACATCTTTGAGGCTTCGCAGTGAATCTAATCGTTCCCAGTCTGGTTTTTTATGCTCTCTCATCACTGCCCTCCCCTTGTACTGGAAACAAAATCAGCTGGTCTTGGTCTTCGCGGAATAGAACCAACTGCCCCATTCGGCGCATTTTGATTCTCTCTTCAAGATGAGGATATTCGTCAATAAAAACTACGTTTTCAGTGTTCGGTACTAGCTCTAAATTACTCATCGGTTTAACCCATCTCCCGTTAAAATGTTTGTTACTAATTGACCATCTAGCGCAATAGCGTCGAAGATTATGACTATAAGTATAATCCAACCGAGAATCGCCATCGTGTTAAACCCCACAGCGAGAATTTGAAGTATCATCGCTCCCCCTTTTTATTATTTGTTCTTTGTGACCGCAGCCCGAGCAGTACAGCCATCCACTATGAAATAATACCGCACTTGAACGACTGTCTTCATGGTACGGGCAACGTATTTGCCAACCCCGAGGGTTCTTGCGAGCTCGCTCATCTAAATGGTGAGCATACGCCTCGACATCAGCCCTGTCTGGTATGAAATCTTCGGGCACATACGGCATACGCGGTTCTTGGCGATGCTTACATAGTCGGTACGCCTCACCTGCGAGCAGCCTAGCGATTGCAACGTCACGAACGACAATATATGCTGCTCCGTCTTCAAAGACGCTTCCTGGGGCTGTTATGTTGCTCATATCGCCCTTCAGTTCAAAGTTTTTGCAGTGACGGTCGTCATTTATGTTCTGAGCTGGTATGTCTTTTTGTACCCAGAAGAAAATGTGATAGCCGCCATTCGGTGTTTGGACGGTCAAAGTCTGCGGTAAATCGAGGGATTTGAATTTCTCAATCACTTCGTCCCAGTTGTCTTTATTGTCCAAATCAACAGCGACGAGCTTCCAGCGCTCAGTCGGGTCGAGTTGCCTTTTGCCAGTGAGCAGCGCGTTAGCTGTCGCCTTGCTGGTGTTGAGTGGACGGCAGTTCTTATCGTCGCTCCACTTATCAGAAGTCCAGCGGTTCTTTTTCGTTCCGCGCCAACTAAAGCTCAATAAACTCTGTAATTCTTCCACTACGCAAACTCCCATCTGAAGCCGCCAGCAGTGGGATTAACTCCCCTAACGGCTTGACCGACATTATTTCTCCCTAAACCTATAGCCTGGTCTGCTTTTAATGCTGAGTCGTAAATAACCCCAGTTTCAATGCATCGAACTCTCTTGCCTCGGTATGGTGGAGTGTTTTTTACTCGACCTAGAACCTCGTATGAGTGTGTGACATTTTCTTGATTAGTCATCCATTCTAAATTATCAACGTAGTTGTTCAGTTTGTCGCCGTCTTTATGGTTTACTTGGGGCTTATTCTCTGGGTTTGGTATGAAAGCTTCGGCAACAAGTCTATGGACTCTTTTGTTGTACATTTTCCCGTCAAAGCAAAGAACAACATACTCGTAACCTTTTTTGTTAATGCCTCCAGATAGCTTTCGCCTTTTGCCGAATTTCATGCTGATAATTAAACCACTGGTATGAGCAAAATAACCATCAAAATCTTTAATCTGTCTTAACATGGTAGCGTCCCTTCTGCAAGACTTCTTCTCGCCATTCGTTGATATTCTCTGGGTAAACAAAAAAGGCATCGTGACCCATTTCGGTGAGCTTCTGATGCCAATATTTTTGGAGTGGTCGTTTGT